GTTGATACATGTAAATGTATTCGCCTGTGATCTTTTCAATTGTTTGACCACCTATAACAAGCTCAGCATAATCAATCATGTGACTTATGATGGATCGAGACCACACGTTTACAGTTGGATTCAGATCAGAGAGTGTAATCTTAAGTGTCATGTTTTTAATGAGATCACCCTTGTCGTTCGGTATTCTACACGTGAGTAGATTATCGAAATCTATCTTTCCATTAAATTGACTTTCCACATAATCAAATGAAAATTTAGTATGTCTCTTGAAATTCATCAGGAAATACGAGAATTGTGGTGTACCGGTGAGCCATTGATCTTGGACCCCCTTGCTAGCAAGTCTTAATCGACCAGCCATTCCTACTGTATATGAGTAAAATTTTGCTAAATAAAACGATACGATACAATAGAATGAATCTTCAGTTGAAGAAATTCAAGCCTGAATCAATAGCAGATGATAAGGTCATTGTATTTATCGGTAAGCGTAATACAGGTAAATCGACCCTTGTGAAAGATATCATGTACCACAAGAAACATCTCCCAGCAGGTATCGTTCTTTCGGGAACCGAGGAGGGTAACCACTTCTATTCTGAGTTCGTTCCCGATCTCTGCATTTACGGTGACTATGATAAAGATGCGATCGAACGTGTCATGGCGAGACAGAGAAAATTAGTGGGTGCAGGGAAATCGAATTGTGGGGCGTTCATGCTTCTTGATGACTGTATGTACGACTCAAAGTTCCTGAAGGATACATGCATTCGTCAATGCTTTATGAATGGCCGACACTGGAAGATATTCTTCATGTTGACAATGCAGTACGTGATGGATCTCCCACCCGCCTTGCGTGCGAATGTGGATTATGTGTTTATTTTACGAGAGAATATCATTCAGAACAGAGAAAAGTTGTATAAATCATTCTTTGGTATATTTCCCTCATTCGACATGTTTTGTAAGGTGATGGATGCGTGTACAGAAAATTACGAGTGTCTCGTGCTAGATAATACAGTGAAATCAAATAAAATACAAGATTGTGTATTCTGGTACAAAGCCACCGTTCGGAAAAATTTCAAAGTTGGGAGTCCTCAATTGTGGGGAATGCATAAAAAAATGTATAACCCTAAACACATGGACCATAAAGAACAAGATGCAAAGAAGGCGTCGAAGAAAACTGCCCTCACAATCACCAAGAGGAAATAGGTGCGTCACTTAACACGCCAAGAAAAAATGAGGATATATTAACATGGCTTCCGATCAAGTACCCACAATGAATCTCTTTGATGACGGTGAAGGTATGGTACCATTACAGTCGAATAAACCTTCCACAGCGTTTAAACAACCTGAAAAAAATATGAGTACATATAAAGATACGATGGACTCTACACCTATTAATGACATTATGATGGAACCCCCTTCGATGACCGAGGATCCCAGGGTACAAGGTGTCATGCCTCAAATGGTTGCCGCTCAACCCCAAGCTGCCTTCAGCCCCCCTCCCCAAACTAGAGCGAAAGATTCCGCACCGGAAAGCAAAAACCCCTTGAATCTTACCGACGATCAACTTACTGCTCTCGTAGTAGCCGTATGCACCGCAATTGCTGTCAGTAAACCCATTCAGGATAGGCTTGCGACCTCTATCCCCAAGTTCCTTAACGAACAAGGGGGTAGAAGTATGATTGGTTTGGCTACCACGGGTGGTATTGCCGCTATCATATTTTTCTTAACGAAAAATTATATTATTAAGGCTTAACCTTGTACCATGTTGTTGTAGATCGAATTGTCTACACCACTGAAGTACGTAATTAAAGCACCACCGACGAAAGCACCGGCGAGAACGCCACTCAACTCCAAATGCTTCTTTCTATCACTCTTATGAAAATTCTTGACTGTACCCTTAGAACGCTTCCACATTTCATTCACAGCGAATGTGATGATGAGCGCGAGGACGGTAGCCATGGCAAAGAAAGAGCGATCGACTGCGAGACGGGGGAAATCACCGACGATGGCGCGAGCGGCGTTGGGAATAATAACAGTCAAGAAAACGAGGTTGAGATAGTAGTTATCTGAGTGTTTGGGAACTTGTGTCACAGCAAAGAACACAATCCACGAAAGTAAAGCCGCTAAGAGATCATTAACGGGTGTTTGCATTTATCATATGAGGAGATAATTATTTATCCTGAATATACTGACCACAAAATTTGGTCTTGTCTGCTAACCTGGTATATACCCCAATCGATTCACATATCCCTCTCAACTCTGTAAATTGTTCCCAAAAGTTTTTGGAGTGATCCCATTCAGGTACTGTACTATGTGTGAGTTCGTGGATAAGTACGTGCATAATTTCATTCGTATCCCCATCTAGACAAAGGGTTATGTCAGCACCCTTATTAACGTTGTAACCAACAGTTCCGGTCATTTTTTTCAAACCAGTTATGGGGATGGGATTTACTAATACAGCAAACTTTTTGTTGTTTGTTTTTTTCAAATGTTCCCTGAGAGTACGGTATCGCTCCTTAACCTCTAGGAGTTCCTTGGGTTCACGCGTGTTGAATAGAATCAATATGTTAATTAAAATTAATACAAGGAAAGGTATCATCTATTATATACAAAGATAAATTTACTATACAACTCTGAGATTGGATTCCCCCCTAAACCTTCCCAAAGTTGTAATCTAAAACCAAGATCTTCTAAGTGGGTCACCAACAGGTCTTTGTACGCGACCGGTTCAGATTTTGGTCCATCTGCATAATAAGGTGTATCTATGAGGTTTACAAATAACTTTTCACCAAACCCACCATTTCCATGGGCTTTGAGTTTGAAGAAGTTTCCTGTATCATCCTGGAGTGGTGTTTTGAATATAATCTTCTCCGAATCTGGAATAATACCAATAAGGTATCCACCCGGTTTTATGCGTTTTTTAATCTCATTAATCGAACTGAAGAACTGCTCTCTCGTTTTAAAAATATAATGGAGTGAAAAGTTAAAACACATGACATCAAATCTTCGTTTAGGGCAGTTATGAATATCACCATCGTAAAAGTTTACCCTCAAGTGCATGTTTTTTGCGCGGGATTTAGCTTCTATGAGGGCAGTGGGTTCGGGATCACACATGTTTATATTTACACCACACTTGTGCCATTTCTGTAAATCACCACCAAAACCACAACCCACATCCAAAATATGTTGCCCCGTTTGGCATATACTCTGTATGAGTTCACGTTTTGCCTCATTATGATTCTTACGAATCTCTTCCATTCTCAAATTATAGATGTATTCTTTAATCTTATATCTATTACTTAGGGCTTAAAGTTTAAAGTTGTATGAAATGTATAATGTCTCTCGAAACTGACTACACTACCGTTCCCGGGCAAGTCTTTGCGTGTATTTCCATTATTGGACCCGAATGTCCCCAGAAAAGCGACAAATTCGGTATTAAACTCCGTGGTGCTTTCGGTACACGCGATGAAGCTGCCAATCACGCCAAGCGTCTTCAGAAGGAAGATCCCACATTTGATATCTATGTTGTGGAGCAATATAAGTGGTTGTTGATCCCTCCCGACTCTAGTAAGATTGAGGACGTGCACTACACGAATGAGAAGCTCGAGGAAATCATGACTGGCTACAAGGAAAATCAGTCACAGGCTACTCGCATGTTTAACGAACGTAAGCAAGGTATGATGGAGGATAAGGTTCGTTATACACCGGGTGATGAGAACTCACAGTTTTACACCAAGCCCGATGAGGCTCCAATTCCTCACCCCGCTGAGATTCTCGAACGTCTCAAAAAGGAGAAGCCTGATACACCTATGGAGGATCTTGTTTCAGAAGCTGATACGATTGTTGCTAACGAGATTAAGGCTCGTCAGGAGAAACGTGCGGAGGAAGAGGCTAAGGTCGCTGAATCTACAATTGGTAAAATCGAAGAGAGTAAGGAAGAAGGTGAACCAGAGGTTTCTTCTGAGTAAATAATTTTCATATCTAATAATAACATGTTAACTACATTCGTGACAGTCGTTATTGTCAGTACGTTCTTTATTTTGTTTTTTGCAAGCTATGATACAAAAAGCAAAAATGAAAAGAAAAAAACCAAAAAAGAGCCTGAAGCGAGTACTACAGCTGGGTTTATCAAGGATACATATAGGGATCCTTACATCAATCATTTTATTCCTCCAAAAGTTGGAAATATAGGGACATTTGTGGCACACTCAAGTGTACCTGAGAATAACTGGTTGCATGGTTTTCCCCATAAAAAAGCCAAGTAAAAACACTGCAAATGCAATGATCCACGTTGACTTGTCAACATTTCTAAATAAATCGAAAGATTCTCTATCTTGAGGTTGATAAGGTGTCTGCGGGTAATTACTCATTTCAGACGGATGAAAGTAATACTCCTCTTCGTGAGGTTTATCATTAATTTCATCTTTCTCTTCGGGTACATTTTCAAGAATGGGGTTATATTCAATGGGGTTACCAATGTCAGTTTCCATTTTTTAATATAGAACGTGTTTTTTTTAAGCGTCTTCTTCCTCACTTTCACTTTCATCGTCTACTACAAAATCCTTCAAATTACCATTTTCATCTGCATCCTCACCTTCGTTTTCATCATCTTCACTCTCGTCGTATAATTCATCGTCTGTGTCGATATCAGAATCTATGTCATTATCTGTATCATGTTCATCGGCACAATAATCGTCTTCTAGTACTTCTTCTGTGGGCTGAAACAAGACAGGTTTCTTTATATTCCTTCCTGAACGAGTAACTAAAACGACCATTTGAGTATTAAGGTCAATTATTGTTTAAGTAGTTTTATAAGACTATTGTCTATTAATACGTGCGTTCTCGCATTACTTTTCTTTCCCTTACACAACGGGCATTGCTGTGTTATCTTATTACCCTTGATAACATAAGACATTACAGTATCGGGGTGTTCCCCCTTTACAGATTCACAATAAGATGATGTTGTTAATACCACTTGATTTGTTTTATTTCTCTTAATGTTTACGACATTTGTATCTGATTGACCTGGTATGAATTTCTGAATAAATGATTGTAATAATGGCTTTATTTCACACTGTTTAAGTTTTGGTTTTTCGACGAATTTTTTAATTTCCGGACACTTTTGAAGGTCTTCCTTTTTAGGGTAGAGGCGTTCTATTATATTAGGTGGGAGTTCGTGTCTACGCCCACAAAAATCTTTACAGAATCCATCTCTCCTCTCCCGTATGGTCTCACAACGACAAAAACACTTCTGTATAATTAGTTTACCACTGATGATAAACCATACATGATTTGAGCCATGTTCTCTTCGTAGATTCTCACAGTAATTTGAATTCGTAGCAACTAAAAATGTAGTCTTATTTTTAAAAATTTTATTAATGAAGGCATTTGATTGTCCTTCCATGTTTTTCCGAACAAATGTCTCTATATGGGATTTCAGTTCTTCATTTTGTATTTCATCCTTCGTTTCTTCATTCGTAAATGAACCCTCTCTCACGGGCATAGACGGTGGTTGAATAAATACATTTTGAGGGGCATCTGTTCGAACTGCAGACATCTTTAGAATCTCAACACTCGGGCTGGAGTCTACACGTATGATAGTACTCAATGGTTCGGGTGTATACATGAAAACGGGGAGGTATGCCAATTGATTTACTTTACCATTTTCACACCCCGTGCACCCCCTACCACTACATGTGTCATGTTTAGCTTTCTTGTACGACCAAGGCATCCTAAAACCACTCCCCTTGGTTTTCCGATGCATGTCACCATAAACAGCGGCATCTATAATTTCATTCCAATCGACGGAACTCTTAGCTTTCGAAAGTGCTATAAGAACATGTTCTCTCAAAGCGATCGCCGATACTTGATCTACAACATAATTAGGCCAATTTAGATGTACTCCGGTCTTTATCAAATTCCCAGCTTTCTTTGGTGGTGACACAGAAATGAGACATTTTTTACCGCCATGACGCTTGACCTTGTCACATATGATCTTACACACAGATTTGATTTCCTCTATTGAGAGAGCCGTTTCATCTTTGTAGT